TATTCAATCGTATCTGTTGAAACAACGCTCGCATCTCTTCCTCCTCCAAATAGAACTCGTGTTGAGCTACTACTGGCAGCAAAATTTATCCTAGTGGTTGAAAGGTCACCAAAATCGGAAAAATTACCTAGTGAAGCAATGCTTCGTTCTTCAATTATATTCATTGCACTGGAAGTACCGTTATTACTACCGCCTCCATAAATTCCAGTTACGGTATTAGCTCCTCCTGCACCGATATACGCTCCCCCCGGAGAACCACTAGTATTAACCCCCCCGAAATCAATAGCGTTGCCCGTACTGGCAATGGTTATATAATCAACACGAGTTGTTGCTTGATTGCTTGCCTCTCCCCCACACCAAAGACCGCGAGTGGCAGAAGCCATGCCAACTATGTAATACCGCGCTATTGTCAAATCTCCGAAATCGGAAGCATTTCCAGTAGAATTTAGTGTGATGTAGGAAATCACATCTCGTGCAGCGGTAGCATCGCCTCCAGCAAAACAGCCTCTAGTTGAGCTGGATAAAGCCCCAACACCTATGCTATCTGATTGAAACACGTCACCAAACGTAGAAGATGTACCCCCACTAGCATAGTCAATATACTCTATTCTATTTGTGTCTCCAAACATAGGCGACCAAACTGCTCTTGTAGCACTACCGCACCCCGAAGAGTTATTAACTGCCGCGCTTAGATCAGCCCAATTTACAGCATCTCCTGTTGTGGAAGGATTTACTTGCTGTATTTTCGTAGTATTAGTTGTTGAATACCCGCCTATAAAAATAAGTGGTGTAAACGCATTTCCAGCAAGAGGCCATAGCTCTTTGCCTGTCCACTGCAAGGCTTCAGCAAGAGTCCAAACACCCGATGCAGCACCCCCTTCATACGGGCCAGCGGGCGTGACTTTAGTTTTGGTTATTAAGCCTCCTGGCCATTTTAACGCCATACTCTTACCTCAGATTACTAAGAAGCTATTAATTCATAACTAATAGAATACGTGATTTTTGATGCCGTACCACTAGTTACACTAATTGAAGAATTTTCTTCTAAATAAATTGCAGTCGTTTTATCTACAACCACTAGACTAGCGTCTGCTGGTACAGAAATCGTACTTGCAATTGGATAAGCTGTACCTCCTGATGGGGCTGCGCCTTGTGCAACACCGCCGTTAGAATACAAATCAACTGAAGTATTAATTGCAACAGCTCCATCTACATTGGCAGCTACAATTTGGTTTATTTTCATTACTGTGCCGCTAGAACTGGCGTTTTGTAACAAAACAACTGCAGATGTTCCAGCTGGTGTTAAATACGTTGTCTTTCCGTAAATACTTGTTACAGATACAATATTCGGGTTTGCCATGTCTTTCTCCTAAAATCCAAAAATCATTGCTAAAGCAATAGATTTACCCGCAGAAATGCCAGCTGTAACAGATCCTTCAGCCATAACAGTAACTGTTCCTGCGCTGTTTTTATAATATAATTTCCCATCAAGGGTATTAATTGCTAATTCTCCATCAGCCAAATTTCCAGCAGTAGGTACGGCACTGGCTGTCGTAGACCGATAAAGTTGTATTGGCGTGTAGCCTGTTTCAGCCATGTCTGACTCCTTCTATTAAATTAAAAACCATTACGTAAAGGTTCCTCCTGAAATACCACTAGTGGCTGTTAGAGTGGTAAACTTTCCTGTATTAGCTGTTGTAGCTCCAATAGGGGCATTATCTATTGTTCCTCCTACAATTGTAGGGGCAATAGGTGAAGCTAGCTTTGCAGTGGTGACAATCCCATCTGCTAATTGATCAGTTGTTAATGGAATATCGGTGGGTGCATTACCAATATAAGGATTCGACATTATGTTATCTCCAAAATAGATAGAACGGCATCAATAGAACTAGCAGCGTCTGAGTTAACCCTTATAGAGTCTCCAGTTACCATGACAATCTTTTGATTGCCTCCAATTGGTACTAACGCACCGCCAGTAGGTATAGGTGCATCTTTAACTATATAGTAGTCGGTACTCCCATCGTATAATGTTACGTCTATATTAACTGTAGATGCGCTTGTATTAGCAACAGTTAACCCTATTACAGTGGTCTGGGTTGAAGCAGCCACCGTATAAGACCCTATTGCAGTTAATGCGGTTCCTACGTTTGCTGAAACTTTTCTTGTAAAAGTATTTGCCATTTTATTTCCTTAACCTAATGCCACTGCCAGAGCAACAACATCATCAAGAGTTACGCCAGCTGCAGGTGTTGACCAACCAGGAGCACCACTAGCCAATGTTAATGTATCACCATCAGATCCTGCTGCTAGTTTGCTTATAGTATTTGCTGCACTCGCATAGAGAATATCTCCTGTGGAGTATGTAGCAAAGCCTGTTCCCCCATTTACAGCATTAAGAGTGCCTGAGAGCGTCACTGCGCCTGTGGTGGCTGTACTGGGAGATAAGCCTGTTGTACCTGCATTGAAGCTTGCAACAGCCCCACCTGATAAGCCAGCGGCTGTTCCTGTTATATCTATACCCCATGTACCCGTAGCATCTGTACCGTCTGTTTTAGGAGCATTTACATCTGAATAAGTTAATGTGACAGCACCTACCATACTATTAACAGAGGTAACTGTATTACTTTGGTCTATTTTTTGCCAAACAGTTCCATTAAAAATAGCCCAGTCGCCAATTTCCCAGTCACTAATTCCATCAAGAGTAGTCGTACCTGCAACATTTACAATGTAGTAATAATTAGCTGAGCCTGTACCTGAAGCTAGGGTTGGGGTATTTGTTGAAGCGTTCCATGTTCCTTGATAGCTCAGACCTGTAGTAGAAGAAGCTGTTGTTACTGTAGTTATAACCCCTTTATTATCAACAGTTACAACTGGAATTAAACTTGATGATCCATAAGTTCCAGCCGTTACTCCTGATGTTGGAAAATCATCGTTTACCAGAGCTCTAAATGCACTTGGGGCTGCTACACCAGATGCTGGCCCTGCATAGACTACATTAGCTGCTTGATCAGCAACTATAATAGCTGAACCCCATGTAGGTACACCTGTTCCACCAGAAACTAAAACTTGGCCTGACACACCAGCAGGACTTAGGCTTATATCGCCACCTCCCCCATAAGCTATACCACCAGGAGTTGAGGTGTTACTCTTGCTTGTTCCCCCTTGATCGATAGGTAGAATTCCATTTATTTGATCTGCCACTGACAAATCAACTGGGGGATGTTGATGATCTCCCCTAGAAAGCTCAGTTAAACTACCAGCTGCACCACCTGTTGTAGTTACAAGAGGAACATTATCTTCAAAATCTACAGTAAGGGTAATGTTTCCACTTAAAGCACCCCCTCCTTCTAATCCCGCACCTGCTATTACTTGAGTAGTAATTGGCACATACCCAGTAATAGTAGCTGCTACAGTGCTGATAGCGGTTATACGTCCTGTAGAATCAACGGTAACAACAGGGATATTAGCTGTGTCACCAAATGTTCCAGATGATACTCCACTGGCTGCAAGTTGTGCGCTACCTACCCCACCATTGGCAATACTAAGAGTGACGTTCGTGCTTAATGCACCTCCACCTGTCATTCCAGTTCCAGCAATTACCTGTCGTGTAGTTGGAACACCTGAAACAGATAAAAGATCCCCAGCCCTAATCTGATAGCTTACTCCTTCATAAGTAAACAAAAGCAAACCATCTTCACTAGCGACTGGGGCAGTTGGGAGGGACGTTACCTTACTAGGTATCAGATTGGTTGGTACATTAACCATTATTCCATCTCCAGATATTCTTCACCATCTTCGGTGATAATAAACTCTTCTCCAGCCTCTTGTATTACTCCTGACATTCTTGTTGCTATGTCAATGTCGGGACGATTAAACGGTAATACAATTTGATCAGGTCTACGAGGCGGTAAGAGATAAGGATCATATTCATCTTTATCAGCCTCACAAACCATAAGACCAGGAAAGTTAGGGTCAGGAGATAATTCAGCTAAAAGAAACTTTCTAGAACATCTAGCACATATAGCTATTCCAAAAGTGGGTTGTCCTTGGGGATCTAAATAAATACTCATGATGAAGTATATACTCCAATACCTGGATTTATTTGAATAGGCGAACCATCATTATCCCCATCCCATGCACGTTGCACAGAAATTGCAGCGCGTTGTTCAAGCATAGGAATTAAAGAAGCGTCTACTACAGGAGTTTCAGAAGCTACTCGTGAAGCCAATCCATTGATAATTGCTTCTAACCATCTATTAGGAATTTCAATTTCTTGTTGTAAAGTATCCGTATCCATTATCTGTCTATGTCGCCATAAAACAAGTTGATATGCTTCTGAAGCAGCATTAGGCGCGGGCCATAAATTAACAACTGGTTGTGGTAAATTACGTTGATAATAAAAACTGCTTGGTCTGCCAGAAAACACTAGATTACTTTGATTAACATAATTGTCTCTGCTTAGTATTCCTAAAGGAATTGCTTGTGGCATATTTCCTAAAGTTACCGAGGTGTAAGAAATAGTTGATACACCATCAGTAGGTATAATTCTAAAATACTGAGCTGCTAACGCACCTGTTATTTGACTCCATGTGATAGATCCAGAGGCTGCTATAGCAGCTGTAGATAAATCTGTGCTTGCCGAAGTTCCTACCGTTGTCCATGTGACATTATCAGGACTAGTCTGAAATGTTACGGGAATAGCAGTAGCCGACCATTTAATCCCAATAAAATTAACAATAGTATCCGTAGTAAAATTAACCAAGTAAGAGGTAGCTACTGCAGTAACTGTCCCACTTAACTCTTGCAAGATATTAAGATTAAGATTGAGCACATCAACTGTACCTTTAGGCAAAGTTACAATCTGATTGTTTTCATAAAGGGGTAAAATTTGTTCTTGAATACACCAGCTAGGAGTTTTTATATTAGCTAGTTCATCGAGCATGAACGCCAAAGAATCCATGCCATAAGACTGCATTTCAGATGTGATGGATTGCGCGGGCAATCGACACCGTCTGTAGGCGTGATCAATTACTTTTAAAGCATTAAACGTAGTTACACTTACATTATCAGAATAGGCCATATCTCTACCGTCATACTAAATGAATGGTTGCTGATACAGCATACCCCTTTTTACATATGAATTACTTATCCGCGCTTCATAACGCCCATTTGTTTAAAGCCTTTAAGAGCCGTTGATCTATTAACAGCAGCAAGCTTATTAGTAGAACCACCTTTAGCCATATCCATTGTATCAACAGCAGAATAAGCTCTTTTTCCCATAGATTTTTCCATCCCTTTACTTTCATTTCTTCGGGATTTCATAGGTTGAGAATTACTGCCATTACGCGAACCTAATGACTCGTCTAACTGATCGTCATATCCTTGCTTTCTCATGCTACCTCCTTTGGCGGCTTTCTTAGTGTTCATTTTGCCTAAAGTTTCAGCTAGTCTTGCACGTTGCTGGGTTTTTTTACTTGGCTTTTTACCATCGATCTTTTCCCCTTTAGCGGCTTTCTTTAGCTCGCCTTTAGGAATAGATTCACCCTTTTTAACTTTAAGGGTTTTACGTAAAGCCCCTGGTTTCTTAATTGCACCTTTAATCCAGTTAGGGCCGCCTTTGGCGTACCCTTCATCTTCATAATTGTCATAAGAGTTTGAATCATACCCGCCAGCATCATACCCTCCAGGATCAGGTTGCTCAGGCAGTGTGCCTAACTGATCATATTGTCGTTGCGGCATCCCCGCAGCTCCTCTTTGGGCTAATTGATCTAGTCTACGTTGCCCGCGATCTGCGCCTGATCCTCGCTGTGCAGCAGCCATTCGAGCATCCATATACCCACGATCTTCACCTAATCCTCGCTGTGCACCAGCCATCATTCCTTCTGGTTTTCGTCTGTTTGCGGGATGAGAAAGAAAATCATCAAAATTACGCGCTCGTGTTTCTGCCCAACGATCATGATTATACGCAGGAGAACTTGCTTGTGCAGCAGCCATTCTCTCTCTTTCCGCTGCTAGCATCCTCCGTTTGTCTGTTGAATCTGGGCCTTGAGAGCCGCCAGGTTGGTACATTTCATAGTCCCAAATCTTAGGCAAAGAACCTCCTTCATTAAAGTCAACTCTTTCATTATCATCAAGAGCCCGTAGCTCTGCATCAGTTAGACGTTCAAGAGCTCGTATCTCTGCATCAGTTAAACGGGCAGCTCCCTCTACTCTATCACCTATAAGCTCTTCAACTATAAGTTCTTGTAGGTAATTTTGCTCCTCTTGATCTCGCAAAGCGTCTGCAATAGCCATTGCTTCTATTTCTTCAAGAGTAATAGAAGAACCCATTCTTTCCCTCTGTTCTCGATCAGTAAGCCGCCGCTTTCTTTCTCCATCAGTACGGCGATCAGGACGACCAATTGTTTCCGTAACTTCTCGAATAGTAATGGATTCAGGTTTACTTGCCCCCATTGCTCTTTTTAAGGCTCGTAGCTCTGCATCTGTTACACGACCGCTTGCCCCCATTGCTTTTTGTGCAGCTCGTAGCTCTGCATCTGATACTCGTAGCTCTGCATCTGTTACACGACCACCTGCGGCCATTTTCGCAGGTTTTCTTGCAGCTGATTTGGTGTAACCCGCTTTGGCAGGGAATTCAAAGTCTTTTACGTATTTAATAGTCATCCTCTATCTCCAGCTTGAGAAGGTGCATAAGTTTTAATACACTGTATAACTAGTGTATAGCTATCACCAGCAGCGGCTCCTACTGTACTTAACAAAAGATCATTAGTTTTAGCTGCATCAGTATTAAAACTTTTAATGCCGCCTATATCATCATAACTAATGTCATAGAGTTGATCAGCAGGGATAGTCATTGCTAGTGTGTCAGTTGTTGGATCTGTTGCATCACCTTGAAAATATAGGTAAACTGCAAGCCCTTGGGTCTGCACCCATATTTTATCAATAGCTAAACCATCACACGCTAAATTAAATGAATTGGGATTTAATGCTGATACGTCAATTTTAGTGGCTTTCGCTTCATCGGTATCAGCAATGTTTGTAAATTTTGCAACATACAAACGCTCCCCATCTAAAATAACTTCTGTACTTAGTACATTAGCCATAATTTAGTTCCTTATGACAGATTATTGTTTTGCTGATACAAGACTGTTGCTCTAATTTCACCAGCAGAAGTAGCACCTGCGCTAGTCCATGTCAGTTTCACATCTGCCGTTCCTGTGTCAGCCCAAGAAAGTGCTCCACCTGCTTCAGTTGTTGGATATGCTCGTCCAACTCCAGAGGCAATTGTAACTGAATAGGCGTTAATAAAAGTAGCGTTGCCACCAACTGTATCTCCAATACTGAAAACACATGTAGCACCTGCCATTACAGTGGGCTTATCAAGCACTATGTCAATAATTTGTGAGTTAGCTGGAATAACTACAGTCGTGGTATTTGCAGCAGAAGCCCCGCTTGCCAGAGTAGTTCCCGTTGAAAATGTCTGCGCCATTACAACTTGGCCAGTGTTTTTTATGTCTGAACCAAGGGAAGTTCCTGTGGTTGCAGAGATTGTACCAGCTAAAACTGGCCCTGAAAATGTCGTCGTTCCCATTTTAAATTCCTCGCATGTGAGTTGAGTATATTAGTCTACATGCAGTCAGCTTGGCCTGTCTAATATACCTATGTAATCCAAGTAACCCCCCCAAGTTTCCTTGAGGGGATTAAATACTAATAATTAAACGCCAGCAGTTCCCCATATAGCACGAGGATCTGTCCAGCCTACGGTGTATCTTTCTGTTGCTTTGTAACGCATTGAGTCGGTTGCAAAGTCACCTTCCATTGATTTTTCTAAACCACGACGATTTAGTAATTTCATTCCTTCAGGTGCATCAGTTTGAACCCACCAAGCCGTATTAGATGTAATACGTGAAAGGTTAGCTTGACCGTCTGCTAGTAACCCCATTGATTTCACAGGGTTAATGTCATTGTCGGCTGTGCCTGTTTTCAAAACAGATTTTAGTAATACTTCTGCTTGGAACACATTGGCTGGGCCAGCAACAATTTGAGTAGGCGTTAATCGAATTCGTTTGCCGTTATTGTCAACTGCATTACGGATCTGAATAAGCATTTGCTCAAGAGGTGTCTGCGATAAGTTAGCAGCTGTTGTTAACTGGTTGCTAAATGTACCAGTTGCCAGAGGATGGGCTGTGTTTACAAGAGAAACACCATCACCGCCTGTATAAGCTGCGTTAAACGCACGATTAAGTATATTAGCACAAAGTGTTTCTTTAGTTTCAATTAAAGATTGTGCTAAATGTTTGGCATAAACCTGACCAATTCTAATGTGATCGCCATCTTCTACCAATACTTTAGTCAAGCTAAATGCTAGACCGTAAACATTGTAAAGATAACGCTGCACAAAGAGAATACCGCCTGATTGATATGTTACTGCCATACCATCGGGTAGTTCAGGTGCCGCGCCAAAACCATAAAGAACTGGTTCTTCATGATAGTTACGTGGAATACCCTGCTGCTCACGGAAAACTTGTTTCCATTCGTCAGCACGTAAATCATAGACTCCGTCAAATACTTCGTTGAGTATTGGCTCAACAACTGATCGAAAGTCGGTACTTCGCATAGGAGTAGCCATAGCTCAAACCTCCTTATACTGAATTAACAGCAGCTTTATAGGCGTGCTCGTTAATACGAACAGTAGCAACTATATAAGCGTCTGTTAATGCGTCATCTACATTTCCCGAAAAGCCAGTGATCTGGAACTGTCCAGAAGTAGCCTGAATTGCAGTTAACTTGGTTGTAGAAAGCCCTACTTGGGTAGAACCGCCTGGGGATGCAACTGACCAATCACATTCTTCACCAACTGCGGTTTGTACCGTAGTTCCTGAAGCTGGATTATCATACTGAACATCAAATATAATCTCAGGATCATCATAAACCCAAGCAATTATATTTGTGCCAGAAGTTGATGCTGGCCAAAAAGGTGATAAAGATGGTTTTCCAGTAGAATCATCATACTGAACACCTGCAAAAGTGCCAAGTAGAGTAATTCCATCAACGGTACCTGAACGGGTTCCGTCTGATGTTCCTAGCTGAATAACACCATCATCAGTCAATTTGACTGGATCACCTGAGAATATGTTTTGAGCATATCCCGAAGTAATAACATAGGCTTTCGCCGTTATACGACCACTATTGTGGTAACTCGGACGAAAACCAAATGGTGCGCTTGTCGATGACATAAGCTGCTCCTCTGGTTAATAGATTGTTTGCCAAGGAAGCCTCTATCTTTTTAATGTTCAAAAGAAGCTTCCCGATCTTGTCCTAATTCCAGATTACCGTCACCTTGGGTAATTCTACTTTTAGATGCTCGTGCTTGTTCTTCCAAAAATTCTGCCGTATCAGTCAGCTTACCTTCTTCACGTAAGGGAGCGTCATGGTGGGCTTCCATCATATATTTCTCAAATAAAGAAACAGGAAGTTTAAAAGCTAACATCTCGTTAACCCCAATAAAACCTTCCCAGTCGCCTGTTTTGATTGTTGCATAATCCCAGCCAGGAACATCTTCTGGCTTCACAGGCTCATAACCCAATCTAATACGTTGCTGGATTGAATCACGAGGGTTAGTTGTAGTTAGCCAGCACATGTGCCAGCCATCGATGTCAGGTAAATCAGGCAATGAGGACTGAAATAAATTTTGACGGAACATTTCTACTCGCTCATCTTCTGTTATTTCTCTATTTTCGCTTATCGCACGATCTGTCATTGCGCGGCTTGTGCGGTCTTTACTAGAAGATTTTTTTAAGCGTTCGTCTGTCATGTTATCGCTCCTTTCAGCGATTGGATTAAATATAAACTTTGTTTATTTAAAATGTAAAGTTGTTTTTACTGATTATAGCTCCCAATGAGAAAGCCAATTACAACAATAAGCACTGCGCCTAATAGTCCTTTCCAGTTTTTTTGTAAGAAAGACGCGCTTTCATAAGCTTCATTTACATTAGGTGTTTTAGGGTTATCTGCCTTAAATCTTCCTGCAGCAGTGCGCGCCCTTTTCTTTGCCTTTGCTAAACTTTTATTTTTGCTAGTATCTTTTGCCATCATACATTTTCTTTATCATATTGAGCGTAACTTTTTACATAGCGATTCCGCAGTACAGGATCATCCCATACCCCTGCCTCTATTAAAGCCTGTTTTCTTTCGGCACTAATATAAACTTCCTGACGAGTAGAAGCTGGAGCATGTTCTCGTCCAGATCCTACAGCAGGGCCGCCTCTAGCAACTCTTTTAGAGGTTCGCGCTTTAGAAGCAGATTTATTATCTCCCTCTTCAAATCTTTCTGGAAGCCTACGAGAAGCTCTTGTACGTAGTTCATCCCAATACTCTTCAGTTTGTGGATTATAGCCATCTTTAGCCAATCCTTGATCAATTGCTAATACAATTGCAGAATCTTCATCTCTGCCTTGAGCATCGTACCAGGGATTGTCAGCTATGAATTCTTGTGCATAGTGCATAGTTTGATCATCAACAGGAGGATTTTCTAATGTTCTAGCTGCTGTTTGTTTATTGTATTGAAGCTGTTGAACTTTCTGCATTGCTTGATCACGATACTTCATAGCTTGCGTAACATCTTGACCATTATTTTGTTCTACAGCTTTAGCAATAACTCTTTCAGACATCTGTACTTCTTTAGACGCTTGCACTAATGCTTGATCAATATTAGTTATATCGTTTTGTTGAGATTTTTGTTCTTGAGCTGATAATCTTCTTTCTAGATTTTCATTTCTACCTCTTAAAAAATCTAGTTCAGTTTTATCTCGTTTAATAGCAGCGTCACGGCGTTCTTTACGTTCTGTTTTTTCGCGCCTTCGTCGTTGGCGAATAACATCACGTTCTTTATCTTCGTCTGCTTCTAGCTCTTGCCGAGGAACGGCTTCGCTATCTTCTTTAACCACCGCATCAGTTTCAGAAACATCATATTCATCTTCTTCAACTGGCGGTTCTTCCACGATAATAATTTCTTCATTTTCTTGTTCTTCGTCTGTTTCAGTTAATACAGTTTCACCAGTAGCCATAATCCATCTCCTTCGTCAGATGAAAGCCTTGATCATTAAAGGGTCACCAGTAACTTGCCCAATAATATCAAGGTCATTAAATATTACAAACATTGCAGATTCATTTGCATCATTATCAGGAAGTTTAGTCTCCCATCTATCGCCGCCATATTTGGCTACACGTACAAACTCACCTTTTTTACACCAGTCACCTTCAGGCCAACTTTTCATGGTATCTCTATTTTTAAAAGCTAATGGCCCTAAAGAAATTATTTTACCAATCTGAGTATTCCATTTTTCAGTGTCTTGTGTCTCACTGCTTAAAATAATACCGCCAGCAGTCTTTCTTTTTGCTGTTCGTATTTGAACCAGAACGCGGCTTCCAAAAGGCTGTATTCCTGCATCTACTGCTGGGAAAGCCTCTGCTAAAGCATCCTCATAAGTCATTGTCGCTATATTCCTCTTCGCTTAAATGTTGTAAAAGTAAATTAATAGCTTCTTCATAACCAGCTACCATGCCTACCCTATAGCCATATTCAAAATTATCACGATCTATAGGCCGTCTTAAAGCATCGAGTGCAAAATTTGACTGGTTTATCTTTAAAAGATTCAGAAACTGAGATTCACGCGCCATATACTACTGTCCTGTAACTTTATAGCCAGCAGCCATGCGTTTTCTTTGTGGTACATCAGGAGAATCATAATTTACTGGCCCTCCATGTTCATAACCTGCAGCTTTTTTGGCTGCTGCTATTCCCTTTTTAGTGTAAGGGTATTTTTTTCCTTTTACTGTGGGCATTGGTATCTCCTTTAGGGTGTGGGATCAGGATTAATTCCATCTCCAGTTGAATAAGAGGTTTTTTCTGCGCCTAGTATTTCTGCAGCTGCTATTTCTTTAGCAGCGAGATTGTCGGCGTTATTCATGCGCTCTCTTGCTGCTAAATCAGCAGCTTTACGTGCATTTTCATTTTCTTCTCTCATCGTCTGTCTTTCAGTTTCTGCTAACTGACGAATATTGTTGCGTTCAGTTTCTGATAATTCACGTAGATTTTGTAATTCTGCTTTTTCTCTTCTTTCTTGCTCTTTGTCTGCTAATTTAGCTCTTTCTTTTTCAGCTGCTTGTTGTATTTTTAATTGAGAAAGCTCATTGTTGGTTTGAAGCTTAAGATTATCAAATTGAAGTTGAGAATTATCTTGTTGTGCTCTTTGCTGTAGTTCACCTTGTTTTATTTGCGCTCCTAATTCAGCAATTTGCATTGAATCATTGCCTTGTTGTCTAGGATCAGTAGGTTTAAATTGTTCAGAAGCTTGAGTTATTTGCGCTAATTCAGGACCAAACGATCCTAACTGCTCTTCTATAAATTGTTGCACTTTAAGAATTATAGCAACTTGTTCTTCAGCTTCTTCAGGAACAAGTTGTTCGCTTTGTGCTAGATCAATAGCATTATGGGTTTCTTTGAGATAATAGTTTAATAAGTGATCCCGTAAGTGAAGAGCCATAGGATATAAAAAAGTGCTGGCTATACTAGGATTAGAACCAAATAACGGAGATTTTAAAAATGGTAGATGCACTTGAAGATGGGCTAAATGATCTTGCTGTGGCAAAACATAAATAGCTGAACCCATTGAAGCAGCTACATTTTCACTAGCTGGGTCTCTATCTTCAGATCCAGGCGTTGGATTAAGAACTTCTGCAGGGGGTATCTTTAATGTTTGTAAAAACATTTCTTCTACTGCTCGAACATCATACATCCCAGGAACTGCTGTGGCTCTATTCATAATAGCTTGAATTTGAGCAAACCGTTGAGCTTCACTAAAGATTGCAGGGTTGCTTATAGGAACAACATCAGATGGACCATCAAAATCTTCTATGCTAATTTCTAAGCCAACTTCTAAAGCATCTAAATCTTCTTGGGTGTAATACATACTGTTGATACGGTGCAAAATATTGAAGCTTCTTGCCATTGCAGCGTGTAAACGTGAATGGATAGAACTAAAGACGACCATCCCTTGCTCAATAATAGCCATAGTTGTACCAACA